ATGTTACCAGCAACTGACTATTCAGTTTCAGGTACAACTTTAACATTTACCACGGCTCCTTCAGTTGGAGATAAAATAGATATAAGAGAATTACCGGCATAGGATAAATAATAATATGGCACAAAGAAAAGGAATAAGTTCAGGAACAACAGCTCAACGAAGTATCGAAGAAGCTGGAAAAATGAGATTTAATACGACAACTAATTTGATGGAGTATTATGATGGTACATCATGGAAACCAATTGATAGTCCACCAACAGTTTCAAGTGTTTCACCTTCAAATTTAATATCAGGTGATGGTACAGGTAATTATACAATTGTAGTTACAGGCTCAGGATTTTCTTCATCTGTAACAGCTGCTATCATAACAGACGGTGGTGTATCTATAACGCCTGATACTACAACAAGAGATAGTGTAACACAGGTAACTTTAGTTGTTGCAAAAAACAAAGCAAATTTAACAAACGCAAATGAGCCTTTTGATGTTAAAATTTCTAATTCATCTGGTCTTGCAGGTACATTAGCAGACGCATTAAATATTGACGCACAACCAGTTTTCTCAACAGCTGCAGGTTCACTAGGAACAATTGGTGACGCAAGTAGAGGCAGTTCAATAACAATTTTAGCTGCGGATCCAGAATCAGGTGGTGATGTAGTTTACACTTTAGAATCAGGTACATTACCAGCGGGTGCTTCTTTGGCATCTCAAAGTTCAGGTGCAGTCATTTCAGGTTTTAGTGCTGTTGGTTCTAACACGACATCAAATTTTACAATTCGTGCTAAAGACGCAGCTTCGAATGTAACAGACAGAGCATTCTCAATAACTGTTAATGCTCCTCAAGTAAGTTCATTCACATCATCTGGTACTTTTTCTGTACCAAGTGGTGTATCAGCAGTTAATGTACTAGTCGTTGCCGGAGGCGGTAGCGGTGGTATGCCAAACGGCGGAGGTGGCGGTGCAGGTGGTTTAATTTATAGACCAGCATTTCCAGTTTCTCCAGGCGGAACAGTTACAGTTACAATAGGTGACGGTGGCGGTGGACAAACAAGTCCAGCAACAGGAAACTCAGGACAAGATTCAGTATTCGGAACACTAACTGCTAAAGGTGGCGGTGGTGGCGGAGGTACAAATAATCCAAGTGGCGATTCTCAATCGAACGGTGCTCCAGGTGGTTCCGCTGGCGGTGGTTCTGGTGGAGAAAGTGGTGACGGTAACGCTCAACCAGGTTCAGCAACTCAACCAACTCAATCTGGCGAATCAGGAAATTATGGATTTGGAAATGTAGGTAATATTGGCGAAGGCGCTCCATCTGCTAGAAGAGCAGGTGCTGGTGGCGGTGGCGCAGGCGGTACTTCAGGTAGAGGATGTATTGGTGGGTCAGCACAAGGTGGTGCTGGTGGTGTAGGTAAAGCATATACAATTGCAGACGGTACAACTTCAGTTTATTACGCTGGTGGCGGTGGTGGAGGTAGTCAATCTGATCCTTCTCCGGCTACTGGTGGTTCAGGCGGTCAAGGTGGCGGCGGTGATGGTTCATTTAGGTCACAAGGTGCTAATCCAGGAACAGCAGCCCCAGGTAGAAACGCAACAGCAAACAGAGGTGGCGGCGGAGGCGGTGGCGCTTCTAACACACCATCAGGTGCAGGTAGTGGCGGTAAAGGTGTCGTTATTGTTGCATACTAAATAGTATTAATTAATTATTCAAAACAAGGAGTGAATATAAAATGAGTGAAGAAAATAAAAAACACGGCGTTAAAAACCCAAATGAGGGTACAGATGGTAAACTAGCGTCAAACATGACAGGTGAAGCAATAGAAGGTTTATTTGATTACGGTGATATTACTGAAAGAGATAAATCAGTAGTAAATGAAGTAATTGAGTTAATTGAAAGTAGACCAGGCGTACCAGGTGAAATGATTGTTGCTGAGTTAAAAGAGAAGTTTCAATTGGTAACAATACCAATGATGAAAGTTGAAGAAAGTGTTTGGCACCAATTAACAAAAGATGAAAGAATTGGTCAGACAATGCAAGGTTTTAGACAGACAACTGATAAAGATGGAAATAAAATTAGAATTCCACATATTGGTTTTTCAGCTGACCTTGATTACTTGGAAGAATTTGTCAATAGATTAGCAAGTAAAATTGCTAGTGTACCAAAAGCGGAAGATAAATAGGAATAACAAGAGAGAAAACAAATGGCATTAACAAAAATAGGTAGATTAGTAGATAAGGGTATTGTAAAAGACCAAACTAATTTAGGTGCAGAAGCGGCTGATACAGACGAATATTTACTGTATGACGCAAGTGCTGACGCTCTTAAAGCCATTCAATCTCAAAATGTCGTAGGTGCCGGCATGATTACAAGTAAAGATGAAATTACAATTGGTAATGTTGCAAGTAATGATGTTCTTTTAATTTATGATACATCTGCTGGTGCTCTTAAAAAAATTACAAAGTCAGCTTTTGACGCTTTGCAATGTACTTTTTCTAGTGTATCACCATCAAATTTATTATCGGGTGATGGTACAGGTAACTATACAATTGTAGTTACAGGTACAGATTTTGACCCTACAGCTCAATTCAAATTAAAAACAGATGGTGGTACTGATATTACTATGGATTCTGTAACAAGAGATAGTGCAACGCAATTAACAGGTACAGTTGCCAAAAATAAAGCTAACTTAACAAATGCAAACGAACCATTTGATATTGTTGTTACTAACGGAAATGGTTTATCAGCTACAGGTGCTAACGCATTAAATATCGACGCTCAACCAGTATTTTCAACAGCAGCCGGTTCTTTAGGTAATGTAGCTAATGGAGCTAGAGGTTCTGCTTCATTTACAGTTTTAGCTGCTGACCCGGAATCAGGTGGTGACATAGTTTACACTTTAGAATCAGGTTCATTACCAGCAGGTTGTTCATTAGCTTCACAAAGTTCAGGATGTGTTTTATCAGGTTTTAGTGCTGTTGGTTCTAACACAACTTCTAACTTTACCATAAGAGCTAAAGACGCTGCTTCAAACACAACTGATAGAGCATTTTCAATATCAGTATTAGCTCCGGCATACCAAACATTTACATCATCTGGTACTTTCACAGTACCAAGTGGATTAACAACAGTAGATGTATTAGTAGTTGCAGGTGGTGGCGCAGGTACATCACAACACTCAGGTGGCGGTGGTGCTGGTGGATTAATTTACAGACCAGGTTTTACAGTTACACCAGGAGCGACAGTCACAGTTACAGTTGGTAATGGTGGTGCAGGTACAGACACAGGTGTTTCTGCTGCCCCTACGCCTGGTAATAGAGGTAACTCAGGACAAGATTCAGTATTTGGTACATTAACTGCCAAAGGTGGCGGTGGCGGAGGTCAAGACGGTACACCAGGTGGTCCTGGCGGTTCAGGCGGAGGTTCAAGTTATCAAAGTTCTAATGCAGGTTCAGCTACTCAACCTACTCAATCAGGAGAGTCAGGTAACTACGGTTTCGGAAATGCTGGCGGTAATTCAGACGCAAGTTCACCAAGTTATGGATGTGGCGGCGGCGGTGGTGCCGGTGCAGCCGGTTCTACAGGTAATAATGGTGCAGGCGGATCAGGTGACCATCCAATAGGAGGTCCAGGCGGCGTAGGTAGAGCATACACTATTTCAGACGGTACAACTTCAGTTTACTATGCAGGCGGAGGCGGTGGTGCTTCTGGTAATGGTAACGGCTCAGGTTCAACTTCAAATGGTGGAAACGGTGGCGGCGGTGACGGTGTAACAACCGGTGCAGCTCAAGCTGGTACTGCTAACAGAGGTGGCGGTGGCGGAGGTTCAGACGCAAGGTCAGCTCCAAGAGGCGGTGGTTCTGGCGGTAAAGGTGTTGTAATAGTAGCTTACTAATTAAAAACTAAATTTAAGTTTGTTATATAATGGTTGATGATTTAAAAAATAATGATATTGATGTCTATGATAATTTCTTCCTAGAAAAAGATTTTAAAGACTTTGAAGACCACATTGTTTACAATGGTGATTTTCCTTGGTTTATACCAAACAATTCAGACAAAACAGTACATGATGACCATAACATTAAAAAAAGTAATGATGTTATAGAGTACCTACAATTTAATCACATACTTTTAGTAGCTGATACAACTACGCCTAATTCTGGTTATTATAGATTATTTGAAGAAAAATTACCATACATAATGAGTAAATTGAAATTAAATAATATAGAAGTTTTAAGAGCTAAATTGAATCTACAAACTCAATTTACAAACAACAAACCACATTTTCACAATACACCACATATAGACGCTCATTATAAACATAATGTTTTTATGTTATATTTAAATGATTCTGATGGAGATACAGTATTTGTTGATGATAATAAAAATATTATTAAAAGAGTAACACCTAAAGCTAATAGAGTAGTAGTATTCAATGGCATGAATTATCATGCAGGTAGTCATCCATATCAAAGTAATAAACGAATAGTATTGAATGTAAATTTCAAGTATAAATAATAAGACAAGGAGTAATTATGTTTAAAAAAATTAAAGAATTCTTTTTTCCAAAAAAACCATTGATTTTAAAAGATGAAATCAATTTAAAAGGTTTAGAAAAAAAAACAAAAGCTGAGTTAGAAAAACTTGGTCGTAAAGTTGGAATAGAATTAGATAAAAGATTGACAAAAGCCAAGTTAATTAAGCAGATTAAAAAAGCTACTAAATAGTAGTATAAGCATTGACAATTTAATAAAATTGTTATATAATGGCAGGTGAAATGGAAAATAAATTTGAAACAAATGTACCAAAATTAGTTACCGAACAAGGTGACAATATTTTATATCCTTTTAGTCCTCCAATATTTCAATCGAAAGTCGACCCAAAATTCATTGAAGATTTACTCAATGAAGGTAGTAAGTTAACTAGAGAAAAAGATGACTGGCGAGAAAAACTAGCCGGTAATATGAAATATGGTGGAAGTTATATCTACAAAGACGATTTTATTGTAAAATCAGAACCTTATCTATTGACTTATATAGAAAGATTTTTTGATAAGATAACTGATAATTTTGGCGATAAACAAATTGCTCGTCTTATGGATGTTCAAACAAATAGACGAGAAAGAAAAAATGGTAATATGAGATTAGATACCATGTGGATTAATTATCAACATAAACATGACTTTAATCCACCTCACACTCACAGAGGTGCATTATCATTTGTAATATTTTGTAAAGTACCTAAACAGATATTTAAAGAACAAGCTGTGTCAAACTCAAAAGACGCAGGTAAAATAATGTTTCAATACGGTGAACAGACACACCCATTAGTTGGCAATTTGTATCCAGTTGAACCTTATGAGGGTTTATTTTTAGTATTTCCAGCAAATATGAATCATCTAGTACCATCTTTTTGGTGTGATGAAGAAAGAATAAGTGTGGCCGGCAACTTTGTGGTGGTCTAATAAATAATTGTATAAAGAAAGAATGGTGAATATAAAATGCAAGTAAAAAATTCATACTTTTGGTTTAAAGAAGTTTTGACGCCTGAAGAATGTCAAAGAATTATCGACCAAGGTAATAAACAGATAGACGAATCTAAAAAGGCTGGTAGAGATGTATCAGCAACTACCCAAGGCGACAATCATAAACAAGGCTTAGAAGCTGAAGGTTTAAAACCAAAACCACAAGCTGATAAAACTACCGAAGAAGTAAAAACAGAATTAGGCATATCAGACGCAGATGTCGAAAAGGCTCGTTATATTAGAGATAGTGAAGTTACATGGATGAATGACCAATGGCTATATGATAGAATTTATCCTTTCATACATCAAGCAAATGACCAGGCAGGTTGGAAATATGAATTTAGTAATAGTGAATCTTTTCAATTTACTAAGTATGGCCAAAATCAGTTTTACGGTTGGCACGCTGATGGAAACTCATGTCATTTAGGTAAATATAAAAGAGCAATACCTGGAGTAACACCAAGAGATAAAAATGGAATGTTTCCTAAGGGTTATACGGATAATCCTGATATGGTAAACAAAATTAGAAAACTATCTTTAACAATTAACTTAAATCTTCCAGGTGAATATGATGGTGGTAATTTAAAATTTGATTTTGGTCCTCATGCGTCAGGTAACAGATACCATGAATGTGTAGAGATTAGACCTCAAGGTTCAATCATTATTTTTCCGTCTTATATATACCATCAAGTAACGCCAGTAACAAAAGGAACAAGATATTCTTTAGTGTTGTGGACACTAGGAAAACCATTTCAATAGGAGCAAGATATTATGAATAAATCAATCGCAAATTGGGACACATTATCAGACGAAGAAAAGAAAAAAGCAGCTGACTTACTTAAAGGTCAACCAGCTTTAAATCCAGCAACTGTACATCCAGCAGCCAAGTTTTTTGAAGAAAATGGTTGGGTAAAAATTGAAAAATATATTGATACAAATATGTCAAATTTATTGTATCATCATATTCAATTAGAAGCACAGAGATTAGCATACCTTGAAGACAATTCAATAGAAGCTGATGCAGATTTTAATGGCACATTTGGTGACACCCAAGCTCCTGGTGATTTCAGTAAATATGGTGATCCTATTTTTGATGCTCTATTAAGTCTTGGTACTGAAAAACTAAGTGAGTTAACTGGTAAAGATTTAATACCTACTTATTCATATCATAGATTATATACACAAGGTACAGAATTAAAAAGACATAAAGATAGACCTAGTTGTGAAATATCTACAACTCTTTGTATTGGTTATGACAACTCAAATGTTGACGCAAGTAAATATCCTGATTGGGACTGGCCAATGTATGTAGGTCCTAAAGACGGAGAAAAAGGCACAGACGGTATGCCTATTCATATGAAACCTGGTGATATGTTAATATACAGAGGTGATGTTGTTGAACATTGGAGAGAACCACTATGGGGCAATAATCATGCTCAAGTGTTTTTACACTACAATGAAAAAGAAGGACAATATAATATTCCTTATGATGGCCGACCTTTACTAGGAATGCCAGCAAAATTTAGAACACAAGAATCTTTAGATAAATCTAGTTCACTAGATGAAAATTTGGATGAATATGACAACTCAGTAACTATAGAACCTGTAAAAAATGGCAAAATAATATATTAAGGGACTTTAAATAATGAATAAAATTGAACAGAATTGGAAAGTTCAAATAGTCAAAGACAACCCGACCTATCCTTTTGTTGTCATTGATGATTGGTATACACCATCTGAAGAAAAAGCTGTATGGAAAGAGTTAGATTTTTTAGGTGCAAATCCTAGAGAATATCAAAAAAGAGCTGAAACAACTATTGTTGCTAGAAATCCTGATGGCACACCTAAAAGTAAAGCTTATAGATGGTATTCATCTGAACTTTATCTTGACCATCAAGTTTCTCCTATAATAAACCTTACATATAAACAAAGAACACCTGAATTTCATAATATTATTAAAGAATGTGTACCTTATAGTCGTTCTTTTCTATCTTCAAATATGGACACAACATTGATTTCTTATTATGAAGAAGATGACCATTATGAACAACACCATGATACTTTTCATTGGACTTGTTTAATATGGATGGTAAGAGAACCTAGATTGTTTACAGGTGGCGATTTTGATTTTCCAGAATCAGGTTATGAAGTTAAACTAAAACATAATAGAATGGTCATGTTTCCTTGTTGTTACTTACATAGAGTATCGCCTGTTAAATTTCACACACAACCAAAAGAGTTTGGTTATGGCCGTTACACTATAACACACTTTTATTATAGTATGCCAAAAGGATGATTAATGCCACAATTTAAAGCACATAATTTATGGCCCATACCAGTTTATGAATCAGAAGCTCCTGTAAAATCTGAATGGTTAGATTACATTTTAAATACAGAATATGTCCGTATGCACATTGGTAATGGTGATATATCAAAAGACAGATATATTTTAAATAATTTACCTGAATTAAAAAATGTATTAGAAAACCATTGTAATAATTTTGTTAGAAAATATTTAAATGTTAGTGAAAATGCAAAATTTTATTTACAAAATTCGTGGTCTGTAAAACATAATCCTGGAGATACTGCTCAAATTCATTCACATGGAAGTAGTTTATTAAGTGGAGTTTATTATTTAAAAACAAACGAAGGTTCTGGTAATCTAGTGTTCCACAAGAATCCTATATACACCAATACTTTTCATCAAAGTATTCGTTTTGAATATGATGAAAATAATAATTTAAATACAGGTCAATATGCAATGAATGTAGAAGATGGTAAAGTAATTTTATTTCCTTCTCATTTGGAACATAGTGTAGATGAAAATAAAAGTAAAGAAGAAAGATATTCTTTAGCCTTTAACTTCTATGTAAGAGGTAGATTTGGTAAAGAAGAATACAAATTGGAGATAAAATGAGTGAAGTAGATTTTAATAATTTAAAACCTTTAAAGATTGCAAAGTCAAAAGGTAAATTTAAAACATTTACAAACGGTAGTGTTATTGAAGGTGAAAATATGCCTCAACCATATCTTGGTCAGCCGTTAACAGTTAATACAAGTGAAGTATTATCAGCATATCCTAGTGAGGATGCTATAGGCACACAGATACATAGTTTTCACGGTCAAACTTGGAAAGTCCTAGAAGACCACGAAACAGTTAAAAAAAGGTTAAATGAATAATGGAAAAAAGTGAATATTTTTCTTCTCCAATTTATTACGAAGATAAACCAGAGTGGGTAGATAAACTAAACAGGTTAAGTAACCCTTATATTGCAGCTGCAAGAAAAGACCAAGAAGAAAGTAATAAAAAAAAATTAGAATCAGGTTATAAAAATGATATTGGTTCAACCTATCATAGCACATCTTTAGAACCTGACCAAAACTTTAGATTCTTACATGAACATATAGCAAAAAAATCTCGTTGGGTTTTAGATGATATGGGTTATGATATGGAAAAATATGGCCTTTATTATGTAGATAGTTGGGTACAAGAGTTTTCATTTAATGGTGCAGGCCATCATTGGTTTCATACTCATGCAAATTGTCATATATCTGGATTTTATTTTTTAAAGGTTAGTGATAAAACATCTAAACCTTTATTTCAGGATCCTCGCACAGCTCATTTAGGTTTAAAACTAAAAGAAAAAGATATGAATCAAGTTACTCATGCTAGTGATTTAATTAACTATACTGTTCAACCTGGTTCTTTAATGTTATTTCCGTCATATATGTCACACGCATACCAAGTAGACCACGGTATTGAACCTTTTAGATTTATTCATATTAATATGCGAGCAGTTGAAAAAGAAATGTTATGAACACAATAAATCAACTAAATAGTCTTATAAATATAAGGAGTTATTATGGCTGAAGAAGCAAAAAATGTTATATCAATTGACGGAAAAGATTACGATATTGAGGAGTTACCAGTTTCACTAAAGAATACTATTGTAGCTAGACAAGAAATTCAACAATCTAAAGTCCGACATGAAATTGAATTGGAAAAGATAGATGTATTAACTAATCATTACAACAGTAAAATACAAGAAGGAATAAAACAATTCAATGGCGGCAGTAGCAAATCTTAGAATAGACCAAGGAGCTTCGTTTAGTTCAGATGTAACTGTAACTAATTCAGACGGAGCCGCAGTAGATTTAGCAGGTTACACAGCAGAGGCTAAACTGGCAACCAGTTATGGTGCTTCTACTAGTGTTTCATTTACCACAGCAATAGCAACAGATACAACAACAGGTGTTATTACTGTTTCTCTTACAGATTCACAAACAACAGCCTTAGACGCCCCTGCCAGATATGTTTATGATGTTTATATTACAAAGACAGCTGATAGTACAGTTACCAGAGTAATAGAAGGCATTATAACTGTCAATCCAAGAGTATAATTAGTTTATTCCTAAGTCTTTTTTTATTATAAATATTACAAAGAGAGAGGAAAGTCATGGTAAAAGCAGTTATTAATACTACTGGTGGAGTTAGAGCAAATATTAATTCTTCCACATCTTCAGGACCACAACAGGTATCTGTTCAAGTCCCGAGTACAAATGTTAGTGTTCAGAATGTAAATAGATTGAGAAATCTTACAGATGTAGATTCAAGTAGTTTAGATGACGGTTGTTTATTACAATATGACGCTTCCTCAGATAAATTTAAAACAAGAAACGAGTTAGATACTACATCAGGAACATTAGTATTTAACGGTGGCAATTTTTAGGAGCAATAAATGTCAACAGTAATTCAGATAAAAAGAAGTAGTAATACTTCG